GTCGGTGGTGGGGTCACGGCTACCATTGGTGGCATGGCCACCAAATCAACTGGAGTCGGTCGCGGATCATCCGCAACTCCGATCGAGCGCAAGCGTCTCAAAGGTTCACGCATCCGCACAGGTTTGAAGGCTTCGCCTATGCCAGAGACTGCGCTCGCGCTGGTCGACATGTCGGTTGTGCCGGTCGCACCGAAAGGTTTGGGCAAAGTTGGCACCGAGTATTGGACGGTGTTGTGGACTGGTGGTCGGCGTCATCTGTCCGAGTTGCACGATGGTCCGTTGATGGGTCGGCTGTGTCGGAACTATCAAAAGATTTACGATCTGGAAGTTTGGTTGGGCGACGATGTGACGACGCGCTGGTACACGTCGCCGAATGGGCAGATTGTGACTCATCCTGCGGTGAAGCAGATAGAACAGATGGACGCGCAATGTACGGCTTGGTTGAGTTTGCTTGGGTTCACTCCGAGCGATCGTGCCAGGTTGGGTTTGGCGGAGATAAGGGTGGCAAATGAGCTTGACGCATATCGACAAAGGAACTCCAACTTGGTCGACGCCGAAGTTATACAGCAAGTCTGATGGTCACAAGGTCGTTGACTTTGCCCGCACGTTCTTGCATGTAAGCAAGGGTGTTCGTGCCGGTCAGCCTCTGATTCTTACCGATTGGCAGGTTGCACTTCTTGACGCACTTTATGAGCGTCGTGATGATGGGTTGCTTCGGTATCGTCGCAGCCTGATCGGGTTGGGTCGGAAGAACGGCAAGTCGTTGCTCGGTTCACTCATTGCGCTGTACGGCTTGATCGAAGGTGAGCCTGGTGCTGAGGTTTACTCGGCGGCGGGTGACAGACAGCAGGCGCGTGTTGTGTTCAATGAGGCGAAGTGGCAGATCACTCAGTCGCCTGCGTTGTCGGGTGTGTGCAAGGTGTATCGCGATGTTGTTGAAGTTCCTTCGACTGGTGCGATCTATCGTGTGCTATCGAGCGACGCGAAACTTCAACAAGGTTTGAATCCTTCAACGGTTGTATTTGATGAGTTGCATGTTCAACCGAATGATGATTTGTGGAATGCGTTGACGTTGGGTTCTGGTGCGCGTAAGGATCCGAACATTGTCGCTATCACCACGGCAGGTTTTGATTTGGACACGGTGTGTGGTCGTCTATACAACTACGGCAAAGAGATTGTTGCCGACACCAAACAAGACGAACGGTTCGGTTTCTTTTGGTGGGAAGCACCAGCCGATTGTGAGATTCATGACCGTGAAGCTTGGGCTGAGTCAAATCCGAACTTGGCTGAAGGTTTGTTGGACATGCAAGACATGGAAGTGTCAATGATGCAAACTGCCGAAGTCGCGTTCCGTCGCTACCGGTTGAATCAATGGGTTCGTACCGATGGTGAGTCGTGGTTGCCGAAAGGTGCGTGGGAGTTGTGTCGTAGTGATGATGAACTTGATCCGAACATTCCTGTGTTCGTCGGCATTGACATGGCGTTGAAGCATGACTCGATTGCGGTGGTGATTGCGCAACCGCAGGAGTCTGGTCGGATTGTTGTTCGGGCGAAGATTTGGCATCCTGATGGCGGTGTGATGGATGTGGCCGCAGTCGAGCAACACATCCGTGATTTGGGTCGCGAGTTCACGGTGCAAGAGTTCGCTTATGACCCAGCATTCTTTCAGCGTTCAGCGGAAGCGATGTCCGATGAAGGGTTCACGATGGTTGAGTTCAGCCAGTCGACTGCGCGCATGGTGCCTGCTTGCGGAACTTTGTACGAGTTCATCGTGAACGGTCGTCTCTCACACAACGGTGATCCAGTATTCACCGATCAGGTGTTGTCGGCTGCGCAACGCTCAACCGACATGGGTTGGCGTTTGTCTAAAGGTAAATCGAAACGCAAGATTGACGCTGCGATAGCATTGGCGATGGCTGTGGATCGTGCAACGAGACGGGTCGAGAGTGTTCAGCAACCAGGGTTCTTCGTAGTTTAGGAGTGATGAGATGATTGTTTTATTATTGGAACTAGTCGCAATTTTGTTGATTGCGGTCGGCGTATTTTACATTGCGCTTCCGCTTGGGTTAATATTTACGGGCGTATCTCTGTTGGCCTTCACGTTGGCTTTCGAGCGGTCCAAGAAAGCGGCTAAAAACTAATGTTGTCAAGACTGTTCAACCCAAGAGAAGAAGAAAGAGCGGTCTCATTTCAATCTTTGTTCGCGGCAGGTGACGCATTCCAATTCACAACGAACGCCGGCACAGTTGTCACGCAAGAAGATTCTCTCAAGATCGGAACCGTGTATGCGTGTGTCCGATTGATCGCTGACTCTATCTCAACTCTGCCAGTCGACACATACATTCGTGTCGATGGTGATCGTCGTCCTTACCGACCGCGACCAGAATGGGTTGACATGCCAGAAATTGGTGTGTCACGCACCGACCACTTCCAGCAGGTACTTGTCTCGATGCTGTTGAACGGTAACTCGTTCACACGCATTATTCGTGACAGTCAAGGTGTTGCAGGTCTGTCGGTTTTGAATCCGTTGAAAGTTGAAGTGAAACGCGATGAGTCGCGTCGCATCATCTACGTTTACGACAATCAGTACATCATCGAGCATGATGACATGATTCATCTGTCCGAGTTGCGTTTACCTGGTGATCTTCGTGGCCGTTCACGCATCGAACTAATCAAAGAGAACCTCGGTTTGTCGAAGGCGTTGGAAGAGTTCGCTGCGAGGTTCTTCGGTCAGGGTTCGCACACCTCTGGCATCATTGAGTTCCCAGGCAACCTGACCCGTGAACAAGCCAAGTCGCTCGTTGACGGATTCGAAGAAGGTCACAAAGGTTTGCGTCGCTCACACCGTCCAGGCATCCTGTTCGGTGGTGCGAAGTACACGACAACTTCGGTCGCACCAGACGACTCACAATTCCTACAATCACGACAGTTCGCAGTCGAAGAAATCCTTCGTGCGTTCCGTGTACCACCATCAATGGCTGGTGTGATCCAGTCAGGTGCGCAAGCCTATGCTTCGGTTGAAATGAACGGCATCCACTTCGTGATGCACACACTCCGACCATACGTCACCAAGATCGAAGACGGATACTCCAACAAACTTCTCACGAACGGTGCGTTCATGAAGTTCAACCTTGACGGTTTGATGCGCGGCGACTTCAGTTCGCGTGTCGCAGGATACTCATCAGGTCTGCAAGCTGGCTGGCTGTCAATCAACGATGTCCGACGATTCGAAGATCTTCGACCTGCCGAAGGTGGCGAGGCTTATCGTGTACCGCTCGCAAACGTCGATCTTGCCGCTGCTGGACTTACAGAACTTGACCGCAAGACCGCAATCGCTCAGCGTCTAATCAACTCAGGTTTCGAACCTGCCGCTGTGCTGAAAGCAATTGATATTGATCCGATAGCACACACAGGTGTCGCACCGAACATGTTGCAACCTGTCACCGAACCAGCACCGACCTATGATGTGAATCAGCGTGATGTGAATGTGACGATGCCTGAGGTGGTTGTGAATGTTCCACCAGCGAACGTGAATGTGGCCGCACCTGTTATCAATGTTCCTGAAACTGTGGTGCGTGTGAACGTGCCGGAGAACAAGCCGACTGTTCGCACAGTTGAACGTGATACCGAAGGTAGAATCTTGACTATCACCGAAAGGGTTGAAGAGTAATGGCTACAGGTTTATCTGCTTATCTTTGCAACTCGTTTCTTGATGCGCTCGGTAACGCGACTGCGTATTCGGTGTCAACTGTGTACATCAAACTTCATGTTGGTGATCCTGGTGCGAATGGCACTTCGAATGCTGCGACCGAAACGACACGCAAATCTGTTTCGTTCGGTGCGGCTTCTGCTGGTGCGATCACATCGGATGCGGATATCAGTTGGACGAATATCGCAGGTTCGCAAGACGCAACACATTTCACCGCTTGGGACAATGTCAGTGCCGGCAATTTCTTGTTTTCAGGCACGATCACAGGCAACGCCTACACCGCTGGTGACACTTACACAATCTCATCTGGGAATCTCAGTGCGTCCTTAACAGTCGCAAGTTAGTACCGCCATGGCGGTCAAAAGGTTCGTGCTTGATACAAGCACACTGAACGACAGCACCACAGGACTTGATGGCGGTCTTGCATTCATCCTTGACACCAGCACACTCGACGGCATACGAGTCCTTGACGGTGCAGAGTTCCTAACCACAGCCACAGGTGCAGCGACACTCGGCGGAATGTCGGCTACAGCGACAGCGACCGTCGCACACTTCGCGACCGCTTCGGCTTCTCTCGGTGAACTTGTTGCTCAGGTTGCGCAAGTCATCGTCACAACGGATGCAACAGGCGAAGCAGAACTCGGCGGACTTGTCGCCACAGCGACCGCAACAGTTGTCCTACCGGCAACAGCCTCGGCAACTCTCGGCGGTCTTGCTTCTTCGGCCACTGCCACAGTCGCACTACCAGCAACCGCATCGACTGACCTCGGCGGTCTTGCCGCTTCGGCTATCACAGCAGTCAAACAGAACGCCGTCGCAACCGCAACCCTCGGCGGTCTAGTCGCAACAGTTAATTCAATACCGACACCACCAGCACCTGAACCCACACCGACACCGTCTGGCGGTCGCAGAGTTTATTCAACAACACCACGCAAAAAGATTGAACCCGTCATCGAGCCAATCGTCGAGATACCAGTCATTGAACCGAAACGACGTTATGCGGTTGCATCAACATCGTTGACAGGGATGCAGGCACAAGCGACAAGCACTATCACATTCAGCATCTTGGAAGATGACGCTGAACTACTATTGATGCTCTGAGGTAACAATCATGCCAATGACAAACGGATCTATCACGGTCGGCACAGCCGCCACACTCATCACACACAGCGGAGTGAACCCAGGACAATTACATGTCAGCAATCTTGACAACACCGACACAATCTTTCTCGGCGGCGCAGCAATCACAGTAAACGCAGGTCATGCGTTGCAGAAAAGTTCATCAGAAGACTTTGTCATGTACCCAGGACAAAGCATGTACGCGATATCAACCAAAACAGGTCATTCAGTAGCGTTCACTCTCATCACTCCGTAATGCCTTACTTCATTACTGACAAATCACCAGATTGTTCTGGGTGGGCAACCATCAAAGAAGATGGTGAAGTGATTGGCTGTCACACAACGAAACAGGATGCAATCGATCAGATGGTCGCGGTATCCATTGCCGAGGATATGGAACCTGGCGGCGAGCGGGCGTTGCCTGACAATTATCGGCCTGCGTTATCGGCTGATGTTCCTGAAGGTCGCGCTTGCGGGAACTGTGCGTTCTACGATGATGACAATGTGATCGCAGATGGTGACAATCTCAAAGCATGGTGCGAGAAGTGGGATGAGTATGTTGACGGCGGATTCTATTGCAACGCATGGCAACCACACGAAGAAGAGATGGAAGAAGAAGAAGAAGAAGAAGAAGAAGAAGAAGAATCGGTGCGTCAGGTATCTCTTGAGGTACCTGTCTACATTCGCACCGCAGCCCGAAAAGGATTGGACTACTACGGTCAGGGTCTCGCGGGTGAAGGGCTGGTCGATAGAACCGTTCGTGAGGCACGAGACATGGCGCGAGGCGACATCACCGAAGACAAAGTCGTGCGAGCGAACGCATGGGCGCAACGACACGCCGTAGACCTACAAGCACCAAAGAACTCGGATTCGACCAACGACCAGTTCCCTGGTGCGGGTGCGGTCGCACACTATCTGTGGGGCATCAACCCGTTGAACCCTCAACCGGCACGAGATTGGTTCGCAAGAAAATCTGAAGCAATCCAATCCGAACGCGCACCAGCACCACCATCAGACCAGATCGTTGGTTCGGATAAGAATCCGAAAGGATCGGCGAAAGCTCCTGCTGGGTCGGACACAATCGAGTTGACCGAAGCAATCGAAGAAGGCTTGAAGAACAAGGCCGATGAACACAACTCAAAACTTGATAGCGCGGATCCGTCTTGGAAGCGGGCAACTGTCGGCATGTTGCGAACCGTGTTCCGTCGCGGTGCCGGAGCATATTCGACATCTCACCGTCCAGGAATGACCAGGAATCAATGGGCATATGCGCGGGTCAATTCGTTCTTGTATTTGTTGCGCAACGGTCGTCCAGAGAATCCTGCCTATATCACCGACAATGATCTACTTCCAAAAGATCATCCGAGATCTTCTAGAACCTTGCCCGTGAATGTTGTTATGATTGACGGCATGAGCGAATCATTAGAGACACGCCGCATTCATATCAACGACTTCGAATTGCGTCAAGGTCCAACAGGTGACGGAATGTCTTTCACAGGTTACGCAGCAGTCTTCAACTCTGATTCCGAACCGTTGCCGTTCATCGAGCGAATCGCACCAGGTGCGTTCAAGAAATCTTTGAAAGGTCGCAACACAATCAAGATGTACATGAACCATGATTCGTCAATGCTTCTTGCTTCGACACGTTCAAAGACTTTGCGTCTGCAAGAAGACTCAAAAGGTTTGCTTGTTGAAGCCGATCTTCCAGACACGACAGTCGGTCGTGACTTGTCAGTGTTGATGAAGCGCGGCGATGTTGACTCAATGTCATTCGGGTTCTCGGTTCCTGCCGGTGGCGACAAATGGTCAGATGACGGAATGACCCGCGAACTGCGTCAGGTGCGTTTGCATGAGGTTTCAGTTGTGACAGGGTTCCCTGCTTATACGGCCACTTCGGCTTCTGTACGATCATTGGATATTCTTGCCGAGCGCACAGGCGTTGACGCAAACAAACTCGCCGAAGCGATCACGATGCTCGAATCAGGTAACACTTTGACTGATGAATCGGCTGATCTGTTGTCGAGCGCGGTCAGCAAACTTCGAGCCGAACCAACCAAAGTTCCGGCGTCGGTGAACCTGTTGGCGAAAAAACTTGAACTGTTGAAAAACTTCTAGTTTCTCATATACACTCGGTCTGTCGGTAAGCGTCCCGCTACGACTAGAGATTGGTCAGCGTTCCGCGCCATTCGGAATACAACTTCCTGCGCATCCACAAACTTAACCAATCATGGAGAAATCATGAAACAATTCATTGAACAACAAATGGCTCAACGCGCTACAGCGTGGGAAGCCGCAAAGAAGATTCTTGATGTTGCAGCCGCTGAGAAGCGTGACCTGTCAGCAGAAGAGACTCAAACATACGAGCGCATCACCAAAGAACTTGAGGATCGCCAAGCAACAATTGAGAAGCTCCGCGCCGATGAGGCCCGTGAACTTCGTCTTGAAGCAGCAACTCGTGACATCGCAGACCAGGTTCGCCCAGTCGCCGATGCACCACGCGGTGTTCGTTCAGATGCAGAAGTTATCCGCTCGATGGCAAAAGGCGAACTTCGTTCGTACTCGTTTGAAAAGCGTGATGTTGTAAAGACATCTGCTGGCGCACCAGTTCCAACATCTTTCTACGATCAGGTCATCATGCTTGCTCGTCACGTTGGTCCGATGCTCCAGACATCAACTGTGTTGAACACGGCATCGGGTGAGAATCTTCAGATTCCATCACTTGCCCAGTATTCAACGGCAGCAATCACAGGTGAAGGCACAGCAATCGCTGAATCTGATCCAGTGTTCAACTCGTTCATCACACTTGGTGCATACAAGTACTCGTTCCTTGTTCAACTCTCAACAGAGTTGATCGAAGACAGCGGTGTCGACATCTTGTCATTCTTGGCAGATCAAGTCGGCAACGAACTTGGCTTCCGTGTCAACGCAGCGTTGACAACTGGTTCAGGCACAAACCAACCAAAAGGTATCGTCACAGCAGCAGCTGCCGGCGTAACTGGCGGAACGGGTGTGTCGGGCGCGTTCACAGCAGACAACTTGATCAGCCTCGTCTACTCGGTAGACACAGCAGGTCGTCGTCTTGCAGGTTCAGGCTTCCAGATGAACTCGAAGTCAATCGCAGCAATGCGTTCGTTGAAGGACACCGCAGGCAACTACGTCTTCTCACCAGCACTCAATGCTGATGCACAAGACTTGCTCCTCGGATACCCGGTATACGAGAACCCAGGAATGGCAGATGCAGCAACTAGCGCGAAGTCGGTAATCTTCGGACACCTTCCTTCGTACTATGTTCGTCAAGTTGGCGGCATCAAGTTGGATCGAAGCGATGACTACGCATTCAACGCTGGTCTTGTTACCTTCCGCGCAACGATGCGTGTTGACGGCAACTTGCCACAAACATCACATGTCAAATACTTCATCGGTGGAACTGCTTAATAGTTCTGTCAAAGTAAAAACATGACAGTCCGCAAGGACTGTGACTAGGATTAAGTCCACGGCCATTTCGTGCAGGGTTGGCCGTGGACTTTCCATTTCTGCACTAAACTTAGGAGGATCATGTGGGAAACGGTAATAGTAAAAGGACGACCGGTGGAGATGCCGGGATATTTAGCGGAGCGTTTGCTCCGAGCGGGCGTAGCGCACTTGTTGGAAGTGTCAGACCTACCAATCCCGACCGACTCCGAGTCCTCTGGTATAGCAACGCACCTTGGGCAGCAACAGGATACGGTCAGCAAACCGCGCAAGTCATCCAAAGGCTCGCGAAAGAAGGCCACCAAGTAGCAGTCCACGCGATGTACGGACTAGCAGGTTCGGCATCGACATGGAACGGATTCAAAATATATCCGCAAGGACTCTTCACATACTCTGACGATGTCGTTGTCGCACACACAATGGAATGGGCTAATCAGGATTTGTCGACACCGACGTTGTTGATGACTTTGTTTGATGTGTGGGTGTTGAAATCTGAGTCGTTGAAAGATTGGAAGAACATCGCGTCGTGGGTTCCGATTGATCATCAGCCGACACCGCCAGATGTGTTGGCTTGGTGTTCACGCAAAAATGTGCGACCGATAGCGATGTCAAAGTTCGGTTCGCGGATGCTTGACATCGCCGGTGTGAATCATCTTTATGTTCCTCACGCAATCGAACCTGTGTTTCAACCAACCGAATCGGTGACGTTGGCGAACGGTCGGAAGATGACTGGTCGCGAGTTCATGGGCTGGGAAGAAGACAGATTTGTGGTGTCGATGGTTGCGACGAATAAAGGTTCGCAGCCTGCGCGTAAGGCTTGGGCTGAGAACATTCTTGCGTTCTCTATCTTTGCTAAAGATCATCCTGACGCTGTGCTGTATTTATATACGGAACCGAATGGTGCGATGTCTGGTATCAATCTGGTCGAGTTGATGGGTGCTTGCGGTATCGGTGATGACAAGTATCGAATTGTTGATCAGTATGCGTATCGGCATGGTATGCCTCAGAATGTGATGGCTGCGATGTACACAGCATCCGATGTTCTTCTTGCTTGCAGTATGGGAGAAGGGTTCGGGATACCCGTCATTGAGGCCCAAAGTTGTGGCTGTCGAGTGATCGTCTCAAACTTCACAGCCCAACCTGAACTGGTCGGTGACGGCTGGACAGTCGAAGGTCAGCCTTGGTGGGATGCGGCACAGAAGTCATGGTTCTTCACACCTAACGTGCCAGACATCGTCAATGCCCTCAAGTCGGCTTATAACGCGCCTAGAGGCCCGTCTAAGGACGCGATCACCCATGCCCTAGGGTACGGAGCGGACAAGGTTTTTGAGGAGCATTGGAAGCCTGCAATGAAGGAGCTGTCTGCATGGTGCCGGTCATAGTCATACCCGTACTCAACCGATATGACCTACTTGAACGCTGCATCAAATCAATCGACTACGCGGTCGAGAATCTCATCATCATCGACAACGGCGGACTAATCGAAAAGGATTGTTTGTCATTGCCGAAAAACTCGAACATTGAGAACCGATACATCTTGAACATGCCGAGCAATCTTGGTGTGGCGACATCTTGGAATCTTGGTATCAAAATGACGCCATTCGCACAAGGTTGGATTCTTCTAAACTCGGACGCCTATTTTGAACGCGACGAACTCCAAAAGTTCTATCGCGGATGCCACACCGATGAGATACATCTCGCAGGTCAACCAGGTTGGTGCTGTGCATGGATCGGCTCACAAGTCGTCAAAGATGTCGGCTTGTTCTGTGAGGCATTCCATCCCGCCTATTTCGAAGACAACGACTATGAGCGTCGAGCGACACGGATGCAAAAGAAAATTATTAAAACAAACGCAATCGTCTACCACGACAACTCATCAACACTCAACTCCGACCCGTCGCTGGCTGAAAAGAATCGCAAAAGTTTTGAATCAAACCTTGAACTGTTCAGGTTGCGGAACGTGCGTCTTGATGCTGGCGAATGGGATTTGCAAAGGCGTCTAGACCTGAGTTGGGATTGATGCAAGTCTTTGACGGCATCCTGTACAACGGCGAAGACGACGTCTTAGAATGCCGCCTTTACGAACTCGCCGATTACGTTGACAAGTTCATCATCATTGAAGGCGACAAGTCGTTCACGGGTATTCCGAGGGAACGCAAGTCGCGTGAGAAGTTTGAGCAATGGCAGGACAAGATTCATTGGGTTGATTATGAGACAACTGTTCATCCCAATGCGTGGGATAGCGAGGCGGAGGCTCGGAATCAAATTTTTACTGTTGCCGAAAAGTTAGGCATTCAAAATGATGATGTGATCACGGTCGCCGATACCGACGAGATCTGGTCGCCTTCGATGATCGGTTCGTTCTCTGATGCTTGGCATGGTGTGATGATGCGACATCTGGTGTTCAGTGTCCATTGGGAAGCACCGATGGAGTTGACTTGTATTGGTGGTCCTTGGCGGTTTCGTAACGGCACAGCCGATGTGATGCGACGCCAAATGAGATACAACTTTTATCGTTTACACGGCGGATGGCATTTGGGTTGGATGGGTGGACCTGAACGCTGCATCAACAAAATCAAACAATTCAGCCATCAAGAATTGAATGTCGGCGATGTCGAGGAGACGATTGCTCGATGTTTCAAAGAAGGAGTTTTCTTGGATCGTGGTGTTCTGCATGAGGTTGAGATTTCGGCTGATTGGCCGAAGTGGATCCGTGACGGCAAGCATCCTGCATCATGGGTGTGGCGGCGATGAAACCGTATGTGATTTGGTCGCCTGACTATAGGCGTGTGTCGGGCGGGATTCGGGTGCTGTATCTGCTCGGCAAACTGTTGCGTGACCGTGGGTTGCAAGCGGAGATGAAGATGACCCATATGCCATTTGTTGATAATCCTTGGTCGGTGCCTGAATGTCTTGAGATTCCTGACGATGCGATTCATGTTTATCCTGAGATTGTTGAAGGTAATCCTTCGGGTTCGGATCGTGTCGTGTGGTGGTTGTTGAATCATGCGAAGAAAGATGGCTTGCAGTTTGTTTGGCATCCGAACATCAATCAGAGTCCTGTGTTGAATGTGCCTTATCTGGAACCTGATTTGTTTCATCCTGGTGACGGTGAAAGGTCGGGTGTGTTGGTTTGGGTTGGTAAGGGTCGTGAAGGGTATGTGCCTGATGGTGCGAAGTTGATCACGCATTCTTGGCCTGCGTCACGCAAAGATCTTGCCGATGAGATGCGGTCGGCGGAGTATCTGATTTCGTTTGATCCGTATACGGCGATTGTGCATGAGGCAACTTTGTGTGGATGTCCAGTTGTGTTGATTCAAGGTGAGAACGCTTGGGATATTGGGCAGTTGACTTCTGGTCCGATGAAAGTATTTGGTGCGGTTGATTGTGTATCAAAACTTGATCAGGCTCGAGCCGAGGTCGGCAAATCATTTCAGGCGTATCTTGATTACTTTGCGACGATGGCTGAGCAGTTGGATGTGTTCATCGAAAAAACTCAGGCGTTGTGATCACGGTTGTCGGGTTTGCGTGGGGTTCGACCTACAAAGGTGAGGTGCAAGGTTGGTGGGATTCGGTACAAGCGTTGAACCCACCGGCTGATGATGTGGTTGTTGCATATCATCCTGATGATGATTGTGGTGTGAAGGATTTGCCGTGTCGGCTAGTTGAGTGTCGGGTTCGGACTTGTGATGCGATGATCAATGCTGCGATTGCGACCGTTGCTGACGGGTGGATTGCTCCGCTAGCAATGGATGACCGTCTATATCCTGACGCTTTTAGTTGCCTGCCTGAAGACGGTTTTGATGTAGTTGCGAACACTTTGCGGTTCATGTCGCATGGCGGTGCGAACCCTTCTGCACCTGAACGGTTCGCTACATATCCGATGTCAAATCATGTGATGGGTACGTCTTGGTTCACGAAAGATATTTGGGAACGGGTTGGTGGTTGGCCTGCTGTGTATTGGTCGGATTGGGCGTTTTGGTGGAAGTGTCATGTGCATGGTGCGCGATGGTTCAAGCCTGCTGGTGTGCAAGTTTTGGTGAACGATATTCGACCGAACCGTATCTCATCGGATTCCCATATTGAGGCTGATGTTGAGATGCACAAGTTCATTGCCGAGTACACTCGTTGAGACTCTGAAGTAGGATTGAAGCACCATGATTACAAACGGCTACGCGACACGCAACCAGATCAAGGCTGCTCTTCGTATCGGCACAGCCGACACACAAGATGACGAACTGATTGACAACTGTGCCGGAGCTGCCAGTCGTCTCATTGATGGTTATGCGAACCGACAGTTCTGGGCGTATGGCTCGGCGACGACAAGAGTGTTCACGGCAGGTGATGAGTTTGTTTGCGAGATTGATGACATCTCAGGAACAGCGATCACACTCAAAACATCAACACTCGCAGACGGCAACTTTGATGTCACATGGACTTCAAGCGATTGGCAACTAGAACCAGTCAACGGAATCTTGGACGGACTCACCGTTCCATACACACGCATTCGTGCAGTCGGCGACTATCTGTTCCCGACATTGAACGCGAACTTCGGATCGGAAGCATTGGTGCAACTCACCGCTGTTTACGGGTGGCCATCTGTACCTGAACCAATCACACAGGCTGTGATCATTCAGGCTTCAAGAATCTTCAAGCGTTACGATTCACCGCTCGGCGTTGCCGGCTTCGGAGACTTGGGTGCGATACGAGTGACACGCGCACTCGACCCAGACGTCGCACAACTTGTCGAGCCATATCGCCGAATGCGGATGTTCGCATGAGCGCAACAGTAACCGAACTCAAAACAGGACTTCAGACACGTCTTGCAACAATCACCAACCTTCGCGCCTACGCACAACAACCAGATCAAGTAAACCCGTCAATCGGTGGTATCGCATGGCCGACCTTGGAGTCGATCACCTATCACGGTGCGATGCGAGCAGGCTTGGTCACACATGTCTTCACGGTCAGTGTGATCGTGGGTCGTGCAGCCGAGCGCACCGCGCAAGCATTGATGGACACCTACTTGTCTTATGACGGTGGGATTCGTGCCGCGATCGAAGCCGACACAACCCTCGGCGGATATGCCAAAACATTGATCGTCGAAGAAGCATCCAACATCACAACCGTTGACGCGAACGACACAACCTATCTGACAGTCGACTTCCGTGTCGTGGTGTACGCTTAACCCATGGCAAAATATCAGGTCGTCGAAGGCTTCACCGTTCTAGATAAACAATATCCAGCCACTATTGATGGCAACGAAGTTGACCATCTAGACTCTCTACTGGCATCGGGTCGCATTGTTCTGGTGGCAGAAAAATCAACTTCTAAAGCCGACAAGGCAGGAGATAAATAATCATGGCAAAGTTAGTTCTCACAAACTCAGTAGTCACACTCAACGGCACAGACATCTCAAACGATGTCGCTGCAATCACTCTGTCAACGACAGCCGCAGAAGTACCAACAACATCGTTCGGATCTGGTGGTGCAGTAACTCGCGTCGCAGGCTTGATCGACAACTCGGTGACACTTTCACTTCACAACGAATACTCGTCAGTCGAAGGCTTGATCTATCCGCTTGTTGGTTCGACAGCCGTGACCATGGTTATTAAACCAGCCGGCACAGCCGCAGCAGGAACGGCTTCGCCACATTTCAGCTTCTCGGTTCTCGTAACGGAATGGAGTCCCGTGAACGGTGCGGTGGGCGAGCTAAACACAGCCGACGTAACGTGGCCGATCAGCGGAACAATCACAAAGACAACTGCATAATTCTTAACAAAACAATCAGGAGGAAAGAATGAAAATCAACCTAGAAGTCACGACGCTAGAGAACGTCACCACAAAAGTGACGGCACAGTTCGCCGACTTCATCGCATTCGAAAGAGAACAGAATCGTTCTGTTGCAAATTTTCAAACAGAATTGAAATTGACCGATCTTGCTTGGTTGGCTTGGCATGCCGAGAAACGCACCAAGAAAACTGCATTGAACTTTGATCAGTGGACTGAGACAGTTGACAGTGTGGAGGTTGGTGCCGAATCTTCGGCGATCAACCCTTTGGAGAAAACTCAGCCCACTGGCTGATCGCATACCTCGCCTGCGAGACTTCGATTGCGCCAAGTCTCCTTCTACAAGAATCACCTAGAATGCTGTACACGATGCTCGGCTATCTGCGCTGGAAGAGCATCAAATCCAATCCACCACAAAGGATCAAGTGATGGCATTCTCAGCATTCCCGAATGTTCCAGGTGACACAGGTGGAACTCTTGGTCGTGCCGGCACCGCAGCTGTCGCAAACAATACAGTCATCGTCAAAGACCTATTCGAGACTCTTAACAAGTTTCAAAAAGCAAGCAAAGCATTCAATGGTGAAATGCGCAAAGTTGCTTATCAAATCGCAAGGGATCTAGAAGGTCAAGTTCGCATAGAAGCAGGCACAGTCAGTCGAGCAAGTCAAGCAATACAAGTCGCTAGAGGATTACGTGCAAAGAATGACCGCATTCCAACCATCGGACTTCGAAGTAAAGAACCTTTTATTTCAAAGTCGCGTCCGAATAGTAAACGCAGAATCAAGGTAACTCGTGGCGATGTGTTCTTCGGTGCGGAGTTTGGTGGCGGTGCAAGACGGACAACCCTTCAATTCCTTCGCCATCGCGGTCAATCCGGCTACTTCTTCTGGCCGACCGTCCGCAAACGCAAGAACGAAATCGCCAAAGAATACCTAGAAGGCATAGATAAAGTCGTAAAACAACTAGGTATTTGATACTTGCATTCGGCTCAGGATTCACTATCCTGAACCTAGGAGGTTCTGCACAATGTTTGAAGTCGTCGGGTTCCCATCCGTCAAATCCATCTACCCAAAGACCATCGCAACATCTTGGATGGACTTCGCCGCAATACTCGGCGACCATCAAGAACGCGAGCAGAAGTCTGACGGCAAGTTATATTCGCCAGTCACATATCGTGAACACACAACCCGTGGCAATCGCAACGTGTCACATGTTTGGGCGTTAGTCGCCGACCTTGACGGCGAAGCATTCGAACAGGCCGATCTCGGATCGTATATACACTTTGCATACACAACCTGGTCGCATCGTGACAACGATCCACACTGGCACGTTGTCGTTCCATTCGAGCAGGCTGTGCCGGTACAGAATTGGGAAGAAGTCTGGTATGAGACACATGAGCGTCTTCGTCTCAAAGGCGATCCAGCAACCAAAGACCCTGCCCGTATCTTCTATCTGCCACAGCACGAAGCTGGTCAGCCATTCCACACACATCATTCAGGTTGGCGATTCCTTGACCCGACCATTACCGATATCGCAGCACCGACACGCACGTTCTCAACACCAAGCATTCGCTCGACTCGTCAGCCGCGTCGCGGTAATCCAATGCGATGTGTTCTTGACCCGAAGTGGTGGAATGCACCAGTTGATCTTTCACAATATGACGGCATGACACAAGAAGAGATACATAAAGACATGCAACGCGAGTGGGCCGAACTGCGTAAACGGATGGCTGCTAACTGAGTAGAATTGCTTCACCATGGCAGGTGAACGCACATTCCTCGTACGAATCTTAGGCAATTCCGACAGTGCCATCACGGCGTTCAAGAAACTTGGCAAAGAAGGATCGGATGCGCTTGGACAAGTCTTTGATGTCGCCAAGAAAGGTGCATTAATTGCGACGGCTGCGGCAGGTGCCATCGCAGGTGCAGCATTCAGCGCAGTAAAGGCAGCCACAGAAGATCAAGAAAGTCAAAAGAAACTTGCCGACCAGTTACGTCGAACAATGGATGCAACCGATGAACAGATTGCATCCGTTGAAAAATATATATCCAAACAACAAATGCTTGTCGGAGTGGCCGATGATGCTCTTCGTCCAGCCCTAGCGAACCTCGCGAGAGCGACAGGTGACATCACTTTCGCTCAAACAAACCTTGGACTTGCGCTCGACATAAGTGCTGCAACAGGGCAGGACTTGGAAGCAGTTTCTCTTGCCTTAGGTAAAGCCTTCGGAGGCAATGTTGGTGCGCTCACCAAATTAGGTATTCCACTCGATGAGAACGTCAAGAAGTCTAAGGACTTGAGTTCAATCGTTGAAACTCTTAACACTCAATTTGGTGGTGCGGCGGCTGCTGCGGCAGATACTTTCGCCGGTCGTTTGGACATATTGAAATTGTCAATCGGCGAAGCCTGGGAAGGTATCGGATATGCGTTGCTTCCTATCGCCGAGAAACTTGTTGCGTTCATTCAAAAGAATGTGGTGCCGGTCATTCAAGCATTCGCTGACGAACTATCTGGTGGTGGCAGTTTGCGTGATGCGTTACTTGCCGCAACGGCTGAGGCAGGTGAGTTCGGTTTGAAGGTAGTCGACATGGTTCAGACCGTCGTGGAAACAGTTGGTCAGATTGCCAATGTGTTCATCGATCTTGTGAAACCAATCATCCTTGCAGGTGGTGCCATTGTCTCGATGATTGCCTTCGTCCGAGGTGGCAAAGACGCATTCGACAATGTCGGTCTTGCAGTCAACAATTTCATCGCTGGTCTTGACGGGTTGAAAACCGATACTGCTGTGACTGGTGCAGCGTTTGACCGATTCCGAACCGATGTTCTTGGTGTCGCAGCCGCAGCAACAGTCACTCAGCAACAATTACGAGACTTAGACCAGGTGCAACGCGGTATCGCTGCTGGAGGTCCAGTTCAAAAGTTCATCGGCCCAATGATCGCAGGCTACGGTTCGCTTGCAGGCAAGACCAAGACAGCCAAACAGATTCAAGACGAATACAACAAAACTTTGGAAGGGCTTCAAAGTTCTGCCGGCGGTGCAAGCAAGACGATTGAGACAGCAAAACAAAAGTTTGAGAAATATACAGATGCGTTGAAGTCCTCGACATCTGCACAGAAGGCGTTCAACAGTGCGCAGAAGGCTTCCGATAAGACTGCTCAAAGTTTGCGTGACGCCACGAATGATGTGAGGGCCAAGCAAAAGGCGTTGAATGATGCGGTCAATGGATACGGTGCGGATTCAGATCAGGCAAAAGCGGCTCAACGTGAGTTGTCCAAGGCTCAACGCAATGTCGCTGAGGCTGGGTTCCGTATCGAGGAATCGGTGTTTGCTGTTCGCGATGCTGAAAAGAAACTTGCTGATTTGCGTAAAGATCCAGAAGCGAACGCACAAGATATCCGTCAAGCCGAGATTGATCTTGAGCAAGCAAAGTTGGCTGTCGCTGATGCAACCGATTCTCAGTTTGACGCGACAGAGAAGTTGAAGGAAGCTCAACTTCTGTTGAATGAGGCTGTTGATGGTGCGGCGGTAGGTTCTGAAACTTATAAGAAGTTCTTGGTTGAACTCAATGATGCAAAGAAAAAAGAGATAGAAGCATCAGAACGAAACACTGAAGCAATCGAACGTGAAGAAGAGGCGTATAACAATCTTCGAGAAGCGATTGAGAAGGTTGCCGAAGCAGCCAAAAACACTGGTCGAACTGGTCTATCTATCCCAACTCTGCCAACTGTTCCGACTCCAGTCGCAACTCCAACCGCGACGCCGACTGGTAGCAACGGGAACCAGTACATCATCAATACAGGTATCGGCACGAATGGTGTTGAGGCTGGGCGTCAAATTGTTGAGGTGTTGCAGCAATATAGTCGGATCGCTGGTGGGAACTTTCTAGAGTTCGCGGTTGCGTAATTATGCCTAAGACACTCAAGTGGGGTCAAGAGTATTCAGTTCTGTTGGATGTCGGCGCGGTCGCCGATGCGTTCACACTCGACTCGTCAACTCTTGATGGTACGGATGTGTTGGATGGTTCAACGGATTTTGTGGACGCAACCGAATACATTCTTGCCGTGTCGGTTCAGCGTGGCCGTGGCGCACAAACAGAACAATTCCAACCAGGCACCTGCCGTATCTTGGCTGACGACCGCGCATCAGGCAGACTCTTCGACCCAGCGAACACCGCGTCAACTTGGTATGCAGGTGACTTCGATCTGGCTCCGAGACGTGCGGTGAAGGTTCTTGCCGGCACAGCCGAACTGTTTGTCGGTGCAATCACCGATCTAGACATCACCTATGAGATGCCGAATCTATCGTTCGCGTCAATCATCGCAGCGGACGGTCTGTACGAGTTGAGCCGAACCAGCCTGACTGCATTCACTCCATCGTCGCAGTTGACTTCGGCGCGAGTGTCAGCGATCTTGGATCGAGCCGAGGTTGCGTATTCGACGGCATTGCGTGACATCGCCACAGGTGTCGCAACATGCGGCACCGTCGCCTATCCAGACAACACGAACACTTTGACAGCGTTGCAGGCGGTCGCAGTCGCAGAAGACGGTCGACTGTTCGCGAACCGCAAAAACCAGATTGTGTTTGATCCGAGAATAGATTTCACGTTCTCTACCGCAATCGCATCGTTCGGTGGTACAGCCACGAACGAGATACCGATTCTGTCTATCGGTGTCGCATACGGTCAAGAAACTTTGTTCAACCGTGTGCAGGTGGATGTTGATGGTGGCACCGCAGCACAAGTCGCAGCCGACTCGACAAGCCAAGGCAAGTATGGTGTGCAAACTTTGTCGTTCTCAAATGTACCTCTAAACACTTTGGCGGCTGGGTCAGCGTTGGCACAGAACCTATTGGACAAATACAAAGAACCAATCATCCGATTCAACGAGATATCAACCAGCCTGAATGCTTGCGGTTCGGCACTTTGGCCAACCGTTCTAGCACTCGACGTGGGCGATTTAATTTCCGTCACGAAACGATACGACCAAGGCCTGCCACTTACCCGCACCGACACCGTCTATATCGAATCCGTCAATCACGACATCACCACATCCGACCATCGGATAAGATTCGGACTTGGTCAAGCACAACTTTTGACCACATTTATACTTGATCAAGATCAACTTGACGATCCTGATGTTGGATTACAATAGGAGCATTATGGCTGGAGCTGGATATCGCACATTCGCATCGGGAGAAGTTCTGACTAGTAATAATGTCATGACGTACTTGATGGATCAGATGGTGCAGGTGTATGCAGGCACCGCAGCACGAGCATCCGCTGTACCGTCACCATCGGCAGGCATGGTCGCGTATTCGACTGCTACAGGTTTGCAAGTTTTTAATGGCTCCGCATGGGTTAATGTATAGACATGGCTGGCGCAGGGTATCGCACATTTCAATCTGGAGAAGTATTGACTTCGACCAACGTCCAGACATACTTGATGGATCAGGCTGTACAGGTTTATGCCGGCACCGCAGCACGAGCATCAGCCGTCCCATCACCATCAACAGGCATGGTCGCGTATTCAACCGCGACAGGTTTACAAGTATTCAACGGTTCAGCATGGGTTGCTGTTGGTGGTGCAACATACGCAACAATCTCAGGTGGCGCATCAACCGCGACAATCACAGTTGGTGCAGATACATACAAACTTCATTCGTTCACCTCTGACGCCAATTTGGTTGTCACGACAGCGGGCCTCGTGGACTATTACATGGTTGGTGGCGGAGGCGGCGGTGGTGTTCGGACAAATGTTGATACTGTTGGCGGCGGTGGCGGTGCTGGTGGTATTTCAACTGGGACTATTTATCTCGCAGTTGGAACAGCAACAATCGATATCGGCGCAGGTGGCGCAACACGGGTCAGCGGTTTAGGATCGTCAATCGGTAGCGGTGCAGGTGCTATTTCGATTGGTGGCGGCGGTTTTGGTGCAGGCAACATAACAGGTGCAGGATATATAACAGGCGGTGATGGTGCGTCAGGTGGCGGTGCCACAAACGGCAACGCACCAAACACAGGTGGTGTTGCTGCAATCTCGGGTGTCACAGGTTATGCAGGTGGCACCACGGTTGTTTATCCAACTACACAGGCAGGCGGTGGCGGTGGTGGTGCGGGAGCCGTTGGGTCATCGGTGGCATCTGGCACGACTGGCGGTGCTGGTGGTGCTGGTGTTGACATAAGTGCGTTCAAGGGTGAAACCGCTAATACCACTCGTGTTGCTGGTGGCGGCGGTGGCGGCGGCACTACCGGCGGAACAGCATCAGACGGTGGCGGCGCGGGTGGAACGGGCGCAAATCCCGGCACAGCAGGCACAGCAAACAAAGGTGGCGGTGGCGGTGGTGGCGGGAATAGCGGCACACAAAACGGCGGTGCTGGCGGTAGCGGCCTCGTGCTTATTCGAGTGAAAACTTCGTGACCGCACAATACTTTGCACAAATAGATGACAACAACATCGTCATTGATGTTCGAGTTGTGTCACGAGAGTTCCTTGAATCAAACCCACAACGCTACACAGGCACTTGGGTTGAAACATTCATAGATGATTCAGACAAAACTTATGCGGGCATCGGGTACGAATACCTACTGACAACACAAGACTTTAGAGAAGTACAACCATTCCCGTCTTGGACTTGGTCAAATAAAACTTGGAATCCGCCAACACCGATGCCCTCGACTGGTGGACCATATAGGTGGAGTGAAGAAGATCTTGAGTGGGTCGCCATCTAACTAGGTGGCTAATCCCACTACCAGCAATCCTGTTTGCGTTCTGGCCGACCACGGTTCAAGCCGAAACACAGCCAGGATTGAACACGACCTACTACACGATTGACGAGATACCTCCGCTCCAGTCGACATCCGAGTATGTTGTCTGCGGATCCGAGATAGAAAACAACATCAACCGCAGTTATGACGGTGAACTATTCGAAGACTGCACCTATGACTTGTTCATAGTTCACATGACCGGCTACATCACGATTCCTGAACATCAAACCATCGAGTTCATGATCGCCTCAGATGACGGTGGTGAGATAACCATTGACGGCAACACGTTCGGTGTGTGGCAGGATCAGGGTTGCACTTGGACTATGTCAGGACCGCTACAACTGAACGCCGAAAGTGTGCCACTCGAATTGTGGATGTACGAGAACGGCGGAGCGGCCTGCCTAATGCTTGCATGGAAAATAGATGACGACGACTGGTCGATCGTGCCGGACGAAGCGTACACAACTCAGGCTGCCGTCACCTCGACAACAATGCCAACAACCACATCAAGTACACCAACCACATCAACGACAGTTGAAGAAACCACGACCACGACCTCAACTTCTTCCTCGACAACTTCGACATCTACAACAATCCCTCCCAGCACCACGACCACAACTCAGATAGACACAACCACATCAACGACAAGTACCACTCAACCGCCGACCACAACAACTGCACCAGCTCCGTCAACAACGCAAGCACCATACACTCCTCCTCAAACCACGACGACTAGCGCACCAGTCGTCGTAACAGTTCCTGATACAACGACCACAACTTCCTTGCCTGAACCCGAATCCACAACATCCACCATGATTCTCGAAACATCTACAACCGATCCTTCCTTACCTCTTCCCAATACAACTGATCTGACTTCTTCTGTTCCGCCTCTAACTCTGCCCGACGAAACAAGTGTGCCAACATCAGAGCCGACGCAAGAAACAGATATCCCACAAACGACAACACCAACAACAGAGATCTCATCAACCACCACGCTACTTGACATTGAGCCTGAACAACCGATCACCGATGAGAAGGTGGCCGAGGTGCTGAACCAGTTGAAGGATGCGTCACCGACGCAAGTGGTCGCAGCCATCGAGCAGATCTTGACAACCGCTATCACTTCGGACCAGGCGGTCAGCATCGCGTCCAGTCCTGAGGTCTTGGCGGCAATCACTCAAGACCAAGCCGAACAGATATTCGAAGAACTTGTCGTTGAGCAAATCACAGTCGAGCAAGCCGACGAACTTGTCGCAGCCCTAAACGAAGCACCAACGAAAGTCAAGAAGGCGTTCCAAGAAACAATCAACGTGTTCGCAGGCGTCTTCGATTCGTTCCAGATGGTTGGGCAGACCATTCCTGTCGGTCAGCGTAGAACATTGGTTGCGGTTTCTAATACACTTGTTGCGGTAGGAGCGGGCCTGCGCAGAAGAGAAAATTAGAATGTTCGCCAAATTACGCAAAGAGATATTTGCCCTCGGCTTCACCCTTGGAGCGTCGGCTATCACCATCATGACCTTGTCTGGAAGCCTGCAAACATGGGCGTTGATATTCACGTTCATGTCGCTGGCACTACACTTGGCAGGAGTATTAACCGACAAAGGAGAAGAAGATGGAACAGGAAATGAAGATTAAACAAAACGCAACAGTCGCCAAGTTTCTTGACCTCGGACAAAGACTCATCTCACTGTTCCTCGCCAACGCGCTACCAGCAATCACCACAGGTGCCGTCATCGGTATCTCGGTTGGTAAGGCTGCGATCATGGCTGGTGCGATGGCTGTAATCAAAGTTGTGTCCGCACTCGCCGAAGCATCTGTCGATGGCGAACTGTCAGCCGAAGAAATCAAAGAAGCATTCTCAGGCACAAAGAAAAAGAAATGAACGCAAAGAACTGGCCGATAGTCAAGGTCACACTGCCGGCAGATCTGAAAGGCGTGAAACCTGGCGAGGTACCTGCGCATCTGTTGCGTGATGTTCAACCTGAAGGCAAACTTCATTGGCGGGCAGCCGACGCATATCATGCGATGCGCGACAAAGCATTCGCCGATGGAATCAAACCATTCAAACCAACCTCGGCAGGCGACACCTATCGCTCACTCGCGATGCAAACCACAGTGTTCCTTCAGCGATACCAGAAGCAACCGATCGCTGGTGCGCAAACCCGCACTTGGGAAGGTGTGAAGTGGTACAAGAAATCACCGACACTCGCTTCGCTCGCTGCGCCTGGCACCTCGATGCACAACCTCGGCATCGCCGTAGACATCTGGTCGGCAAGCGGTAAACGATTTGAATGGATGCTCGCCAACGCACTCGACTTCGGGTTCTCATGGGAAGTCGTACCAGAAGAACCATGGCATCTTCGCTATACCGCAGGTGACAACGTGCCACCAGCTGTTCAAGCATGGCTTGACCGCAAGAAGGCAGTGTGACATGGATGCCGGACTTGCAGCCGTCTTCGCAGCAGTAATCGCTGCACTCGGCGGAATCATCGTCGCCATCATTGAAATGAAAAACCTCGCCAAAGAAAACCGAACCGATCACGCCATCGTACAAAAGCGACTAGACAACCTGATCGACATGGTCGCAAAACAAGGCGCGAAACTAACCAGTCACCTCGACTGGCATGTAACCAAGGAGCCGAGCAAAGACCTAAAGGTCAAGCAGGTTGCGACACGCAAGAAGAAGTGAGCGCAGTCCTTGTCACCTGGCATGATGCGCACAGCGGATCGGAATCATGGGTCAACATCAAAGACCTAGACCTCGACCCAGCAGTCGTTCAAACGGTCGGCTTCCTGCTCGCCACATCTGATGGCGGTAAACCTGACCACGTCACCATCTACCAGTCACGCAACGAAGACGCAATCGACCACGTTCTACACATACCCGTGAAGATGGTTGTCGGCATCAAAGTGTTGATGGATCTAGAAATTAATTCTCAAAACGGCTAAAACTAGCGAAAATCAGGTGCCATCGGCTAAGGTTGAAAGGTGCGCTCCCCACTAGGGTTGATGTAGCACCGCAACCAGTCACCTCCTTCTGGTTGCGTTATTCCTGCACATACGAAAGGACCACGATGCGCATACTCTCCGCAATCATGGCAACACTCGCCACACTAACCATGAGCCTCGGCATAGCCCAAGCAGCCTCCGCACCAGCCCACACCAGCGACGCTATAAACGCATTACAGCCACTCTGGCAACCACCAATGGCTGACAGGCTCGACCCGATCCAACCCATCAGATTCCGCCACGGAGACGTGTCCTGGCTACCGTCACTCGCCAAACAGGCAGGTTGGCCCGACCATGCGATACCAAAATTGACCGAACTGGTGCTACGCGAAAGCGGAGCCTGCCCAAACCGAAAAGGCGGAGACATCGTCGACAAAGATTGCAACATTACAGGTGTATCCGAATGGAATCATCGTTCCGATACAGGCTTGTTGCAGATCAACGGCGTCAACTATGACAAGTCTCGAAACAAGTGGGCTGCGGTCTGCCGAGAGATGAACATCTGCACCCAAGAACCACTACTCGACCCGCTCACCAACCTGAAGGCTGGGCTGGTGCTGTACCGGATCTCAGGCTTCGAGCCGTGGAATCCTTGTAATTGGCGGGTTTGCAAAGCATCCACCACATCTGTGCCGTAATGTCCTATAACTGATACAGGCGAGTTACTAAACCAAGGAGGAAGAATGAAACCGCAAGAGAAAATAATGTTCACATTGGCGTTCATAATCGTGGGATGGATGATGCTGTTATTCATGCCAAGGTTGCCGCAAGAAAGTCCGGCGAACGGCGTAGAGATATTCATCTACGCAGTAGTCAACTTCTATGCAATGTTCCATGTTCGTCGCTGGACTAAAGAAATCAAATAATGAGCGAATACGGAATCGTCGACGTCTGGTCGGAGTCAAAAAATATATTTGAATTGCTCCGACCAGAATGGCAACAATACGGAACATGTCGAGGCGAAGGCACCGACATCTTCTTCCACGAAAGATATCTACATGCGGTCCGTGAAGCGAAGAAACTTTGCGAGATATGCGTGGTACGTCAGAAGTGTCTAGACTTTGCATTGGCGAACGATTGTGTCGGCGTGTGGGGCGGACTGACAACAGTTGAACGAAGGAACGAAACCCGACGACGAAGGAGAGCAGGAACTCATGTCAAATCCACAAAGAAGAAAAGGTACGCGCGCCGAATTGATGGTAGCGAAGTTCTTCCAAGACCACGGACATCCAAGAGCTGAACGATCAAGGTCCGGCTGGACAGATGACCGCGGCGACATAGACGGAGTTGACGATCTGACCGTAGAAGTCAAAGACCAGCGCAGGCACGACATCGGTTGCTGGTTGAAAGAACTTGAGATTGAGCAGAAGAACCGTGGCACCAACCACGGTGTTTGTGCCGTCAAGAAACAAGGTGCAGTCGAAGTGGACACTTGGTATGCGATCATGACTATGACCGAGTTCCTTAAACTTTGGAACGCCTACAAAAACATTGCTGATGGTCCCGCTTCAGCGAACACCGATCCGATATAGTCAATACCGACATAGATTCCCAAGAAAACAAGGAGCCTGCACATGCTTGAAGAAACACGACAAGAAGCACCGAAAGATCGGTGGGGTCGTTACCTCGTCACAACACCTGACGGCAAACAACGCGGTTACACCCGTGTCACCACGATCGCGAAAAGTCCGGACGATGAAGCCGCACTCAAATCGTGGGCGAACCGAATGGTCATCACAGGACTTATCCAACGCTCCGACTTACTTGCGCAAGCATCCACAAAACTTGACGACAAGAACGCGCTAAACAAAATTGCTGAAGAAGCAATCACCGCAGGTGGTGGCAGTCATCGAGCGAACCTCGGCACAGCACTTCACTCACTAACTGAACTGATTGATCTCGGCAAGAAACCAGCAATCCTTCCAGGCTTGCAAGCAGACCTTGATGCCTATGTTGCAACCTTGCAAAAGTATGGTGTTCACATCATGCCGAACTACATTGAGTCGGTAGTCATCAACGACGACTTCGAATATGCCGGCACATTAGACCGCATCGTAGAAGTCAATGGCCGAATGTACATTGCCGACTTGAAGACTGGCAGCGATCTCACCTACTCGTGGCGGGCAATCTCGATCCAGTTGGCTGCCTACGCTGACGCACAACACATCTACAACTACCAAACAGCCGAGCGTACAAGCCTGCCAATGATTGAAAAAGACAAAGCAATCGTCTTCCATCTACCAGCAGGCGAAGGACGCTGCGACCTTTATTGGGTTGATCTGAACGCTGGTCGTGAAGGATTGAAACTTGCGCTCGATGTCCGCGCATGGCGTAAACGCAACGACCTACATGAACGATTCGAGTCAGCCAAGATCATTCAATTAGAACCGAGCCTTGACAAACGCCGTGACTGGATGACAGCACGAATTAAACACCTACCAGAGAAGGCACAGAAGATGTTGCGTTCACTCTGGCCTGTCGATGTGCCGAAACTCGGTGAAGCCGATAACGAGCAAATAGACCTACTCATCAAGATCGTCGGGTTACTTGAAGCCGAGAACGATGTCCAATTCTTTGAAACAGACCCAGCGTTGAAACTGACACGCAAGAAGGCAAAGAAATGACCGACACATTCGAAGGCCGAACATACGACACAGGCGTAGACCGAACCTGCGTACTACAACTCCAAACAGACTTTGATTCGCTTCGCCCGCACCAGCGGGCAATGCTGAAGAAGATCGCGACCGAATGCAACGAATACGGTCACTCGATCTCACTAGATCAACTTAAATCGCATCGCAGATACCAGATAGGACGAGGTCTAGTTGACCTCATCATGTCCGATAACTGTGACGAACTCCTGATCACGAGTCTCTGCCACTCGATTCAGGGTGTGTTATTCAAATCGGCAGGCGGTGCCGTCGGGCATCTCGACGCGGCGTGTGCAGAACAGTTCGCTGTTATCTGTCGCGCTATTCGTTGGGATGAACAAGACATCGTATGGAACACATCAACGGACTCCTTCGGATTCCCAAGCAAAGAAAATGAGGTAAGCAATGTCAGATGAACAAGATCTCCTAGCAGGAGGCGGACCCAAACTGCCAAGTTTGAAGTTCGAGAAGATCGGCGATGTCCACTCAGGTATCGTCACAGACGTCAAGAAATTGGAAGACCGTGATCCAGCCGGTGTCGCAAAGACATGGCCGAACGGTGATCCTCGTTTCGTGTATGTCATCACAATCAAAACAGAAAAAGAAGGCGACGCGAACCTTTGGGCGCGTGGTGCAATGATCACCGCGATCCGTGAAGCAGCGAAGCAAGCATCAGTCACGGAGTTGACCGGCAACAAAATCTCGGTCAAATACTCGGCAGATGGTGAAAAGAAGGCAGGGTTCAACGCACCGAAGCTGTTCGCGGCCAAGGTAGAAAAGGTTGCAACCGACGACCGTTGGTAGGTCCGTAAGCAGGGTTCGATCCTACTTTGCATTCTTCCCTTTCGGCGAAGTAGGGTCGTTCCTCTAACCAATGGAGGTCGGAATGACTAAGAAAGATATACAAGACGCAATCGCGTTCCTTGAAAGACAATTCGTCGGTGTCGGTGAACAAGATCGGCTCTTCGAAGTAATAGCAGCACTCAAACAAGAACTGGACAGAAGGAGCAAGAAATGACCGCAGATACATTCGCAATGAGTCAAGAGATAATCGAGTTGCAAACCCGTGTCGCAGAACTATCAGTCGCGCTCGAGCGTGTGACCGAACAGCGTGACAACGCCGTCGATGCGGCCGAATCACTACATCAAGAACTTGAGGCGTGTCGTGACCGAATCAAATCACTCGGCGGACAACTAGACCGACTCCGCGTCCACATCCAACAAGGCATCGAACTGTGATCACGATCGGCCTCGACACATACATTGTCTGCCAACTGTGTGACGGTGAAGTCCGACTCGACACACGCCGCATCACAGGATGCCTCTGTGACCCAGATGCACCAACCTGGGTCGGCATAGAACCCAACGGACGGCTACTCGCATTCAGCCAATCCAAATACGAAATCTGCAAAGAGGCACAATGAAAACTGAATCGGTCGGAGCAGACATCCTGCTCGAAGCACACCAACTGGTCACAGGACCACGCAACAATGACTACGGCAACGTCGTAGACGACTACAGCAAAGTCACCCAAATCTTCGAAGGACTAACCGGCATCAAACTCAGCCTCGCCGACGCACTCCTATTCATGGTGTCGGTCAAGATGGCAAGACTCCGCACCAACCTCGACAAGAACCGATTGCATCACGACTCGCTCGCTGACGCACTCGGATACCTCGGCCTACTCAACCAGGCATACAACGACCTACCGTTCCCACGCACCGTGGCGGAACGATAATGGAAGCCCGACTATGCGCCTGCCTACCGAACCGCATCCTGCCACGCAAGCCCGTATGCGGCGAGAAACTGGAGGACGACGATGAATGAGAGCGAAGATCCGATTGATGACCGCATCAAATACTTCATCGAGTCACAGGTAGATGCCGACAATGTTTGCACCGCCTATGTGCTGGTTGCCACGATCCAGAACTATGTGACGACCGAACAAAAGTTTTTTACGATATGCCCGCCTGAGCAGGTCACATCTACTACTATCGGTCTTCTCGAATCAGCGGGAGCTGCCGAGAAACTTCGAATAGCAAGACAGTTACTCGAAGACGATTAGGTCATAGGAGGCCTGCACATGAATAAGCAAGAAAAAGAACGATTGATAGCAATAAGCAACTCGCTTGAACAAGAACGTCAATGTTGCGACATGCTTGCTGACGCACTAATCCACGGCGGTATGGATCGTGTGTTTGATGCGTTGCGATTCCATGAAACATTGCGCAACGGTGTCAGATACCCAGGTGCGACACTTGGCAAACCGCAAGCAAAACGCGCAACACGCCGCCGAAATCCGAACCATCCCACCATGGGCTACTACATCGCCGGCAAAGATGCGGACTTCAAGTTCGACTTCAAACCATTCGACCAAGACGAAGAACCGGAGGACTGATGCCAAGCAAGAATCGGCCATCAAAGCAACGCGCAACACTTAAATGGTTAGAGAAGAAAAGGCAAATGGACCGAACCAGCAAGAATCACGCTGCTCAAGTCCATGCCGAAATATGGTTAGCAAAAGAGCAAGAAGAATATCAACAACGAAAACAAAAGCCTAAGGAGGCACAATGAAACAGATATACATCAACACGATGTTCGGCACAACGCGCATCGACTACAACGAACACGATGATCGTGACATCATCATCGTGGCAAGTCCAGGAACAAACATCGAAGCAGTAATCCTTGAACCAATCGAATCTTCGGGCATCAACCCAGAGTCAATCGTGACATTCAAGAACACCGAGAAGATTGACTTCGAACCAGTGTGGCAAGAAGAGAAACGCCGCATCCTGTTCAACGACTTGACAGAGAGCGAAGAATACATGCGCGACCTGATCGGCGACGACGCATACGAAAACTTCGAAATCCAATGACCACAAGACAGCAGGCGGTCAAATACTTCTGCTATCCGGCATCGGAACTATTGAAACTGTGGACACCTGGCACTTCGGCGAAACACATCGGCGAACTGTTGGGTGTCAACAGAACCGTCATCTCACGATGGCGAAACAACCCAACAAACTTCAACATATGGCAAGCAGACAAATATGCAGTCCGACTCGGACTACATCCCTCAGAGATATGGACGGACTGGTATGACAAGCAATGAACAACACTTCAAACGAGACGCATGGCTATCACAACGGCATCGCGGCTGGGGCTACAACACACCAGCGATGGACATCGACTTCCTCATGGTCGAATACGACAAGTGCATACCGAAAGCACTCATCGACTACAAACACGAACACGGAGTCCTAGACCTAATCAATGTCGGCGCACGAACGCTCGCGCAGCTCGGCAACATGGCAAAGATCCCAGCGTTTATCGTGCAGTACGGTCACTCGAAGCAAGATGGTTGGTGGGGACCAGTCGCCGAAGACAGCGAACCATGGTTCGTCATCTGGCCAATCAACGCACTCGCCACAGCATTCATGGAGAACAAAATTGAGAAAGTAGACGAGATCGGATTCGTCACATTCCTCTATAACCTGCGTGGCCGAGAAGTACCTGCCGACATACTCGGCAACATCCGCAAACATGGCTGACATGGCAGTCAAACGAGAGATTAACCGCGGCTCTATTTATCGCACATGTAAAGGGTGCAACAAAACATTTGAAATACCAAAAGTTTTTTACACCGCACCAAACGGCAAGACCAGTCATCGTTGGGAAAAGCGCGTTTATTGTTCAAATGATTGTTCAAAAATAAATAGAAAAATCAAGGATCGTTTTCAAGTTTGCGCAAATACAGAGTGCAATAAGACTTTCAAACAAGAAGTGAAAGTTTATCGCGGTAAGAGATTTACAAGCAAGAATCAATACTGTTCAAATGATTGTTATCAAATAGCCAGGTCGCAAATGCGCTTTGAAACTCGTTGCAGAATGTGTGGGAAAAACTTCATGGTCTCGAGCAACAACTTGATTGCAACAAAACTTTGTTCAGATGCCTGTCGAAAGAAAGCCAAACAAGAATCAAAAAATAAGCGACGAGACAAACGATATGGAGTAGAACGCGGTGATTATGAATCTTTACTACAGCTTCAAAACGGTCGGTGTGCGATCTGCCGTAGTTACCGATTAAGCAAAAAATCATTGGCGTTTGATCATTGTCACGAAACAGAAAAAGCAAGAGGGTTACTTTGTACTAAATGCAATAGCGGTCTTGGCTTCTTTAATGACTCGTGGCTCTTGCTGCATAATGCGATCGAATACCTGACTTACTGGCATCTGAAACATGAAACATCGCATCAAAAAGAAGTTCAAGAGACGCCGTCACTAAACTAAGCAATCAACCAAGGAGAACCATGTCCGTGTTAACCACTGCACTCGCGTACGCCAACAAAGGTGTGCGCGTCATACCAATCAAACAAGGCGAGAAACGGCCACCAATGTCAGGTTGGCAGAACGCAGCCACCACCGACCCGACCACAATCCGACAATGGTTCGAAGGACAGTTCAAAAACTGCGGACTTGGCATCGCAACAGGTGAATGTCGCAACCGATACCTCATCGTCGTAGACATTGATGATCGCGAACAGTACCGTGGCTCGGACACACTCGCCGACCTAGAACAACTACACGGCAAACTACCCGACACACTCGAAGTCATCACAGGCTCCGGCGGAAGACACATCTACTTCCTCACCGACGCACCGATCCGCAACGAAGCATCAGGCAAACTCGGACAAGGCATCGACATCCGTGGCATCGGCGGACAAGTCCTCGCACCACCAACAGTTCACCCGAACGGCAAAGAATACCAATGGACAGAAGAACGCTCGATCGCCGACCACAAACCAGCAGACATGCCACTGTGGATGGTGTTACTCCTTACAGCGAAAGCCGAACCAGCCACACCCACTACACCCACTGCACCGTCACTACTGCTCGAAGAAGACGGACCAGCATCCCGCTACTGCGCCGCAACCACATGGCCCGAACTACTAAGACAAGACGGCTGGACACTCGCACACACCGACCAAACAGGCGAATCACACTGGGTGCGACCAGGCAAAGACATTCGAGAAGGCACGTCAGCGACAACAGGATGGCAAGGCAGAGACATCCTCAAAGTATTCACCACAAGCATTACAGGCCTACCAGCAGGCACATACACACGGTTCGGCTACACCGCCGCCATGCACCACAACGGCGACCGATCAGCGTTCGCCAAGAAGCTCCTACAAGAAGGCAAAGCGTTGGTGCCAGTCGAGCAACCAACCAAGACCGACAACATCCTCATCAACTGGACAGACTTCTGGAACCAATCATTCCCAGCAGAAGACTGGCTAATCGAACCCATCATCCCACGCAACCAACTCGTAGTCATCTTCGCACCAGGCGGAACAGGCAAATCACTACTCGCGCTCTACATCGCAGCCGCACTCGCCACAGGCAAAGAAATCTTCGCCGAACCCAAACCACCAACCAACGTCCTCTACATGGACTACGAAATGTCACAAGCCGTACTCTTTGAGCGACTCACCGCAATGGGCTACAACAAAGACACCGACCTATCAAGGTTGCATTACGCATCACTCCCACCAATCGGCTCACTCGACAAACCAGAAGGAGCCAAACAAATCTGCGACCTAGCACGAGCCTGCCAAGCCGAACTCGTCATCATCGACACCTTCGCACGAGCAGTCGAAGGCGCAGAGAACGACGCCGACACCGTCCGCAACTTCTACCGCTGGACAGCCATCAACCTCAAACAAGAAGGCCGATCACTCATGCGCATAGACCACGCAGGCAAAGACCTCAAGAAAGGCGCACGAGGCACCAGCGCAAAGAACGACGACGTCGACCTGGTCTGGCAGATGACCAAAGTAGACGGACGCCTAGTCATGATCCGACAGAAGCACCGGCACACCTGGATACCCGAACGAATCAACCTCATCATCCACGACCAACACAAGATGTTCACACAAGACATCCAAGGCGGCGAACGACTAACCCAAGCTCTCAAGATGCTAGAAGAACTCAACATCGACCCAACGATCAGCCTCGACGCCATGTGGGCCGAAGTCAAAGAACGCGCCGAAACCATCTACCATGTAGTCCGCAAGACAGCCCGACAAGCCCACACCCAACGCCGAGAACAGATGAATGATCCACTCTTTGAACAGTTCTAAACCACACGGCGTGACACGGCGTGAAACAGGTGCTTACGCCGTCACGCCGACCACACACGGCGTGACCACGGCGTACGCCGTTTTCGCCCGCAAACCCTTATATTCATTGAACCCGACCCACGGCGTGAAACACGGCGTGAAACACAATTTGTCACATACGCCGTCCCGCGCCAAGTATTACTTGGCGTGACGGCGTGACCATGCCTGGCGCACACCTATGACCATCTCTAGACCATGTCTAACCTGCGGGAATCTCACCACCAACCCACGCCGATGCCCAGACTGCCAGACCACATACAACCGACTCCATCCCAAGCCCAAGCGTCCGCATTACTCAGGCGACTATCAAGCACGAGCCAAGGC